TGGTTGATCATAGCTAGGGTTGCTGAGTCTTGGCTCGCCCATAAACTCGCTGTAGCCGCTTGAGCTTTATCCTCAATAACATCAAGCGATTGGTTAAACGTCTGTACGGTTGATTGGTCAATTTGTACATCATTCGCGCGTATGTAATTCTGGAGCTGTATACGCTCATCATCAGTCTGAGCGTTAATAGCTTCAGTGTAAATTGCTTCCGCTTTAGATATTTCTGTAGCCGCACCACTAAACATTTCAATCGCTGCTTCCATTTGATCCATATTTTCTTCATAACTATCCACCAATAAATGTTCTGCTGAATAATAATTAGCATTAGCCGTGTCTAAGATTGACTGATTATAATACGCCACTTCTAGCAAATCTATCTTGTGACTATCTGTCCGACCCGCTACTGGAACAACTAACCCGTCCACACTATCGGCTGATGGTGGTACTCCCATTGCCATTTCTACCACGCTGGCCTGAGCATCGCTTACTTGCGTGTTGATATAGTTAGCAGTATTAACTAATTCTTGTATCTCTACAAAATCACCTGCGGGGCGTAGTGGGTTTATATTTGGGTCTATTAATGCGCCAAACGTGATAGCTTGTGGGTAATAGACACCTGTATCACCACTTAGTTGTGCGGAAACGCTCAGAAACAGACTTAGCATCGCCATTTTCTTTATGTTCGCCATTTGTATCTCCATTGATGCCTAACGCGACATCGAAATATTCCTTGTTATCTTCATATCCCCTGACAAATAAAGTAGGTTTTCGTTTCATCATTAAGTACGCATTCTTACCCGCAACTACTTTACCGCCCACAATAAGGGGACATGGTGTCCCTGACTCAAACATTGATAACCAGTTATCATCATGCTGGCACATTCTGGTTATTGCAGCTATCTTCATATTCAACGTAAATAGCATTTGTGCATCTTTACGCCTGTTACAATCCTCATCTTCTACATATTTACCAGAGCTTATACCTATTTGTAAGGTAGATACACCCCCACTGGTAGATTTTAAACAACTATCGTTACCACCTGACATAAGGCTTGGTGCTACTGCACTAGCTACTGGTATCTCACTCGCACTACCAGCTCCATTGTACTGATTAGTGTTCGTTACAGTCTCATTATTACTGTCAACTGTAGCACCCTGCTGATTAGTGTTTAAATCACCTGACTGCGTAGAAGAATTACCACTATCTGTGTCTTGGGCAAATACTACAGCTACGTTCAGATTCAATATTGCAAAAAACAAAATTCGCAACATAATAATCTTTCTCACAGTAATGTTAGCGTAACAACCGTTCCGTCATGGTTAGGGTTACGAGGCATAGTTTCTGGCTTGAATAAATCTTCTCTGCCTAAACTATGGGTCATGTACTCGTACATAGGGGTCTGGTATATAACGTGTCCTTTTATGCACTTAATATCTAATTCTTTTAAAACTTTGTAAAAAGAGTCACTTGACAAAACAAACACTTTGTTTTGTTTCGTAACCACATTTGTGCAGTGGTATGCGTTATCTCGCACGACCCCTGTTGTATAGCCAACTACCTCACCATCTATTTCTTTTATTTCAGCAGTAAGTTTATTTTCTGCTTTGAATAAAAAGGCTGATTGTATTAATTCATATTCGTCATCACAATTAGTTTGTATAGAACCTTCATTAGCTTCATAAAAACTTTTAAGTTTTTCTAAATCTATTTCGTTGATGTCGATTATTTTAGTTTCATACATAATTAAGTTAGATTAACCGTAACATTGACACTTGCTCCATCAACAGTGCCAAACAAATTTGTAGTAGTTCCCACAGTCCATTTAGACATATTACCCGATTGTGCAAACGTACCTCCACTTAAAGCAATAGTCCCTACACTTGTTGTAAGCGAAACTACTGAAGTAGAAGATAAATCACTATCTACATCTTCCAACCAAAAATTTAATCCATCTGCATTAGACCAAAGCATTCTAACAACAGGGTATGTTTCACTAGAAATGCTAACTCCTGTTGGGCTTAAACCACCAAAAGTATGTTTAGCTTCATCAGAAACTGTTCTGCCTTGAGCATTATCTGTGTCGGTAGCAAAACCATAGAAAAACACACCTTTACTATTCGTTGAATCTACCGTCATTGTAAAAGAGTTTAAACCAGCAGCACTACCACTACCAGAAGCAGCTATAACGCCAGCACTATGAGGCATAACTTAACCCACTACCAAAAATCACGTAGTTATCAGCAGCAGTGCATACTAATTCCGCTACCCCGCCTTGTTGTAATGTAATGTTTGTATTGACAGTTCCTGAAAAAGCAGATCCCGTTGCGATAGTAATAGTGTTACTAGCAGCAGGATCAATGGTAATATCATAAGTATTTTGTGCATTTACAATAACCCATGTTTGACCAACTAAATCAGCAGTGCCATCTGGTACTGTCATTGTTTTTGCTGCTCCACCTGTGTAGATCACCCTATACCCGTGGTAATTGTCTAAAGCTAAACTACCTGTTCCTGACTCTACATGTGTAGCCATAGAAGCCACGACTGTTGTTTTACAACTTGTACCTGTAGCATTAGCTAATATAACTTTACCAGTACCGTTAGGTGCGACCGTAATAGCTCCATTGCTATTGTCTGTAATTGTTATATTGCCAGAGTTAGTGCCAGCATTAGTAGTTAGTTTTAAATCATGTGCGCCACTACTCGTTATCTCTGCTTCTGCACTGCCAGTACCTACAACGACATCACCTGTTCCTGCTGGTGATAAAGTTAAACTACCGTTTGAGTCTGTAACTGAAACAGTATTTCCATCTAGCGAAATATTGTCTATCGATAAAGAGCCAACACGTTGCTCGTTTGCCAACACGTCAGTGACTGTAGCCCCAGTGCCTCCACCATCAAACTTTAATAAAGCTGTTTTACCATTAGCTAAAACATAATCATTACTTGAGTTGTATGTGCCTTGAAATACATATAAGTTTCTGCTGCCCGCTAAACTGTTTTTTATGTAACATATTTTCTTCATGCTGTTTGTTTCTAAAGTTACATAAGAGTCAGCACCTAAATCACTACCACTATCTATTTCAATAAATAGATTATTGCCATCTTCATCTTCTGCGGCACTTACTTTTGTTAAGTCAAGAGTAAGGGGGCTGCCACTACCTGTAGCGCTTGTTGTTTTAGTGACTTGGCCGTTTAGTCCTGAGTCAACAATATCAAAGTTAATGTTGGTTGTCGTACCCCAACTACCACTCTTTTCACCCGAGCCTATTTTTTCTAAGCCAACATTATCTGTAAATGTACTAGCCATTATCGAATCCTTATAATTGCATTAGTGGCATCACCCGCTGGGAACGACACAGTAAATGTGCCACTAGTTACTGTTTTATCTGCACCAAAATCTATAACTGCAATAGCCTTATTACTAGCAGAAGAATTATATATAACCCCTCCACGAGCAGTAAAACTTGCGCTTGTCCAAGCCTCATCATCAAAATCTAATGTAGCGGCTGTGCCATCAAGTTTAGGAAAAGTAGAAGCAACAGTTAATGTTCCTCCCCCTGCTGTGTACCCTGTGTCTGTTGCACTTATTTCATTATTAGTAGCATACGCTGTTATAGAACCGTCCATAATAATAGAACTACCACCATAGTTTGTTCCTACAGCGCTGTTAGTAAACAAAGCTAATTTAATAGTGTGCGAACTGAAATTATGTGTTGCAGTCAACAACTCATTTTTGAAAGAAGAACACAAATAGCTACCATCAAAAGCCATTACATTTTCTCCCTTACAATAGCACCGTAACGGTACTCATCTTGTTGCTCCATAGACTCGCCTAACTTTTTAAGCCCCATTAAACTTTCTTGAAAATGTTGTTCGTACATAGCCATAGTATCTGGCGCTGATTTTAAGTAAATAGATGCTTCTACTAAGCTGCCAAACAACATAGCTCTAGGCGCATTAACAGAAAGCCACGTCATACCGTTTTTGCCTGTTTCTTGATATTGCACAGATGTGTCCGTATCTACAAGACTAATTGGTCTATACACATACATTAACGCACCTGTTCTGCCATTGTATGTTGAACTAGGGGCAGGTCCTACGATAATTTCTATCCTAGGTTGACCATCATCACTAGATAAAGATGATTGAACATTTTTAACAGCGTAACATTTAGGATTTCCATTTACTGTTGATGTACCATCTCCTTGGGTTAGGTCTTTTACATAAGTAAAATCTTTTTGTTCTAAAAAATAATGATCATTAGTATTTTCGTTTATAGTCAAAGAAAGGGGTGCTATAAACTCACCTGTTGTACTTGTTTTGGCAGGTACTAAATAACTTTCTACACTTGTAGAATATGTAATAGTTGCTGAAGTTTTAAAAACGCTATGGTGTACGTTTTTAAGCAGTCGTTCCTCTGTGTTCCTAACAAAATCAGGTATGTGCGTTACAAAAGACGTTTCTGTACAATCAGTGTAATCTTTTATAGCTGTTGTAAGTTCTGCGTATGTATAACTCATTATGTACTCACCGTAACGCCACCAACAAAAGCTTTTGCTGCTGGAACATTATTTTCAAATAAAGAATCAAAATTTGCAAAATCGTCACCTGAGTTTTTAATCCCTATTGCTAACACACCACCTTCCTCTTGCTGGTCTGGCCTTGCTTCATATAGTGCCTGTGGGTCTGTAGGCACTGGTAACGGGTCTACTTGCGGTGCTTTTGGCTCATAACATTCTTTACAAACTTTGTGACCATTCCATTCTTTTTTCAAATCTAAATATTTTTTCTGGAAGCCGCATCTGTCGCATATTGCTAATGCTCTTTTACCTATGGCATAACTAGACACGAGTATATGCTCCATTAGGCACAAGCTTTAAAGATGACCTATCTCTATCTTCTTCAGTTGCTCTACGAAAATCTTCTTCGTATTCTTGTTTTAACATTCCAACTCTATCAGGTGCAAACTTTATAGCTAACTGATAAGCAAGACCAGAAGCTAAACACTGCATAAACCTAAATGGGATTTTATTTATGCCCTCTGTTTGTGAAGCTTGTTGTGCGGGTTGACTATGTAACATATCATATATTAAACTATAGGTGCTTGTTTTATCGGGGGTAGGCCATATTTTCAAAACCATATTGTTTGAACCATCTTGTCTATCTAAATAAAACAAATTAGGTTTACCCGTAGACAACTTGTTAGGGATATTTAAAAACTCACTTCTACTTACGCGAGTCATGGTAGTATCTGCTTGTTTGTTTACATCGGCAGCATTTGTTCTAATAACCATAGACAAAATGTCTACGTTATTAACGTCAGTTAGTTCATACAAAGAAGTGTCTTTTATAAGATCTGTTTGTTCTTGTTGAATAAGCCACCTGTTAATCCCACGGTTTGCCCAATCAGAAAACAAAAAATTAATAGAACGTATTGCTGTTTTTAAATGATATCCTGTTCTACCATCTATCCCACAACGAGCATAAGCCTCATCAATATAATCTAGCGTAACTGTTTGATCTTTAAAATTAGTATAAGATACAGGCATTTGTTTTAATCCTCTTCTTCATCGTCTTTTCTACGAGACCTATACCATGTAGCACTGTAGTACGGGTTATGTTTGCTTCTTATAGCTCTTTCATATTCTTCAGGTGTTAGCTCAAATTGGTTAGCTCTGTCTACAATATACTGCCTATAGTTTTCTCTAGTGTAGTCACCTGTTCCTGCACTATTTAAAGCATACAAACTTCTTCTATGGGCTGTGCCATCTTCCCGTACACCAAACCAATCTTTACCTTGAACACGATCCCAATTTTCATCAATGTAATCATCTATTATCTCTGAGTAATCAGGGCTAAAAGCACCGCCCTTACCTTGTTCTAGTGCCTCTTTCATTATCGCATTAGTTGCACCAAGAGGATCATCAGCTCCTCTAAGGTAAGCAACTTCTGGATTTACCATTCCTGGAATATGATAATTTCTGTCATAAACGGTAGGTTGTTCTCCAGGATTCATTGGGGCAAAATTTCTAGCTTTAGCAGCATCATGAGGGTGTTTACGGCCAAAATCGTATTCTTGCTGTCCAGGAGTCCCTATTACATAATTTCTACCTTGACCCCTAATTCCTCTTAACCTTGCTTGTTCCCTACTTTCAGCTAACCTTTGTCTTGCATAGTAATCTGCCCTAGCTTGTTTTTGAGCAGTTGTAGTTGCAAAAGATTGCCTAGTAACCCTTTTTGGGTTTCTACCTCTTTCAATAGGTACGTGCGGGGAATACTCATCTCTATATTCGGTGTGGGTACTTCCTCTTACTACGGCTGTGTAAGGAGCAGCATACGTACCCCTTTTACCTTTTTCATAAGGTTGTGGAGCATAAGTTTTAAACTCATACTCTACTTCATCAGTAGAACCACCCGTGGCAAAGTTTTTAGTGCGGTTTCTTCTCACGAATATGGTCCAGCTACCCGTATACCTGCTCTTTTTTTCTTTTTAACACCGCCTACCACACCGCCTTTAGCATAACCTTTTTTCTTAGCCATACCGCCTTTGGCCATGCCTTTTTTCTTCATCATGCCGCCTTTGGCCATGCCTTTTTTCTTCATCATGCCGCCTTTCATCATACCCTTGGCTTTACCTTTCTTCTTCATCATTTTCCGTATCCTCTGCGTATAAATTGTTAAACACTCGTTGCGTGTCCCATACATATTCTAGCTCTTGCTTAGAATTGTATATATGTTGGTTCGGCCTAAAGTCTGGTGCGCCTTGGCCTGTTTCAAACCAAGCAGGGTGCGTTACTCGCACACGATTATTAGGCAAAGCTACTATATTACCTGTGTAGTCACCAGCGTCTAACAACTCTAACACATGAGACTGCTTGTGTTGTGCAGGGTCGTCAGCTACTTCGCTGTCTGTATAATCTACTGTAAAATAGTATTTAGCAGGGTAAAATTCACCATCAACTTTAGCAATCCAAGGAGCTGGTGTAGCCCTGTTGAGGACATAAACTGAGTGTTCGTGAGACATACAATCCCAAGGTTGTGCTAAGTAAGGTGGCAGTTCTTCTGGCCACTTTTCTAATGGGGTATCACCTACTAACGCTGTTAGCGGCATACGCGCCCACATTGCACCACCGTGAACATTTGGCTCGTCATTTTCATCAGATTCATAACCTGTAAAAATAACTTGAAAACTCAATGTCCTATTAGGCATGGAAGTTACTGCTACTACCATACAGTGTAAAAACTCACCGTGGTATTCTTCCATGTTTTTTGTATACTCTCTACGAACCCACGCTTTGAAGTAAGGTACGTTAGATTGTAAAAATGCCATTAAATTACTCTGTTAAGTATATCCAATGCAATGATAATACCGTAGATACCTATAATCTGCATCTCGATACGGGCAAAGCGTTTAGAACCACTATCAAATTTCCTGTCAATGTTAGCCATACGAATAGCACATTCTGCTTCATGCTTTTCTATTAGAGCTAATAAATCTTTAGTAGTTAATCTTTTATCTACCATGCTTTACAACTCCAATACCGCGCACTGAATTTATCCTTTGCAGTATCGCACTTATGTCTAGCACGAAAGCTTTTCTTACGCGCTGGCTGGTCTTTTTTGATTGACATATTAGGGTCACCAAACCGTACTAACTTAATCTGGTCACCCTTTTTAGCCAAAACAGCCGACTTCTTAGGACCATTAGGGGTACGTTTTGGTTTGTTGTACCCGCTAAATGTCTCACCGCGATATGTAATTTTACCCGAAGGGGTACGTTTTACATTTTTAGTTGAAGCCATAAATATTAACCTGTGTAATAAACTTGTAAATGATCACCTACGTCAACGGTTGATTTTACAATAATCCCGCTTTCAAACAATACACCGTTAGCAGGGATAACGTAATCAACGCTAGCACCTTCGGTGTCATCTGCTCTAGCTAATACTCGTAAAGTGCCTGACTCTGGAGTGCCATCATAGTATTCAACACTACCTTGTGTACCACCAGAACAAACACTGTGTCCCCTCATACGCATACGTTTAGCGGAAGTTTGTCCTGCAACTGCTAAAGCGTATAGTGTACCAGTACCTACGGTTATATTAGCTGCGTATTGAGCAGAGCACTCAACAGCAGTTACGGTTTTAAATATTTTTGTACCAGCAACAGCCTCAGCAGAACTAGTTGAAGTGATAACTTCTGTTTGAGCAGTGCCATACATATCTGTACCTGTAATAGTACAAGTTTTAGCGTTATCACCCGTTCCTGCTGTTGTCACAGTTACGTTACGACCAGCAGTAGTGCCAGTGGTTGTATTAGCCATAGTAGCACTTGTGTTGGGTCTAGCAGCAGTTACAAAACGATCAGGATCAGCTGCCACAGTACCTTCGGACGTATTAAATGCGGATACATCTGTATGCGACATAATATATACCCCCTAGTTATTAAGCGTCGTAACCGAACAACTCTATTAAAAGTTTGCCCGCAGTGTAGTCAGCGTCTGTTGCCGCACCAGTGGTTAAGTACAAATACTCATCAGCCGCAGGTACACCTGTAAAAATAACCACAGTACCAACTGATAAATCACCTGAGTTTACAAGTAATGTTTCAGTAAGATCACCGATAGCACCATCTTCAACACCTGTTGCTTCTGTTGCTGAATGCACGTTAATGTCAGGATCACCGCCCGCAGGAGCCTCAAAACAAGTCATACGACCCGCTAAAATTGTTCCGTTTTGTGCCGCAGTAAGTTGACCAATGTGACAAACATTTGAAGTTCCATTAACACCAATAATGTCACCAGAACCTGTAGAACGTAACCCAGTTAAATCAATAAGAAGTCGGGTAGTAATAATACCCCCTTGTTGGATTATAGAACTACGATAAACTGTGCCTGTGCCACCAGTTATACCAGTGCCCGCTTCAGTCGCAAGTGTATTTGCACTTAAATCAGCAACACCAGTAGAGCTAATAGACATATTAGTCGTAATAGCGCCAGTAGTAGCATTTTTAGTAATAGTTGAAAAACCGCCTTCTGAGCGGACTGGTCCGTTAAAAGTTGTATTCGCCATGTTGTTTCTCCTGTCTTGGCTAATGTCTACTCACAGGATGCGAGTAGTCAGGGACTTAAGAATAGTAATGCAAAAAGAAAGGGAGCGCAAGGCTCCCTTCTTTATTACTGCTTGTGTATTAAGCTCCTTTAGAACCGTATACACATCGTGGGTCAGATACACCAAAGCTGTAACGCTCACGGGCTTTATAGCGAACATTACCTGTGTCAAAGTCGCCTTCCATAGACGTTTTGATACCAGTACGCTCAAAATGCTTAAAGCCGTTAGGGGCGTCAGTTTTGATGAAAAACGCATCATTATCCACTAAGAAATGGTTTACTACGTAGCCATCTGGCAACATACCCATATTCCTAATAGCATTAACGTCATTATCCGCAGTGCCTACACGGTGAGCAGAAGCCATTAAGCGCTCTGCAACAAACTGTAGTTCTGGTGGAATAATGAGCTTTTTGCCTTGAGTTGCGATTTTCAACCCACGCTCATCAACATATGCTGCAATGTCGATTAACGCTTGCTCAAGTGAAGTTTCGTTCAAATCAGCGTCAGTAGAAGGTTCATTTCCCAATGTACCACCGTTTGTTAAAGGGTGATCTCTTGAGCAAAGTTCTACACCATCGCCATATGTAACACCACCAGCCGCTGCATTTAAAAACGCATTGTTTAAAACAGAAGCAGCTTTAACTTGCTTAGTGTTAGACATTGAACGAGCCAACGCTTTGGTGTAACGACTAGAAAGACGATCGTAAAGATTATCTTCAATCGCTTCTTCTGTGATAGCAAAAGCCAAAGCAATGGTTTCATGAGTGTAACGTGAAGTGAAAGATTCGTTTGCAGAGTCATAAGTCACTGCCGCACCTTCTGATTTAGTAGGTGCATTACCGAATCCTGCTAACATTACCTCTTCTTCAAAAGCACGATCTGAAGATTCTTTGTCAAAAATCTCAGCATGCTCGTTGTCGTAACGGTCATACTCCAAACCGAACAGGGCATTAAGTCCTGGTTCTAGTTCTTTAAGGAGCTGGGAACGTGAAATAGCCATATCCTAATTCTCCTTATGGGTTAGCGAATAGACCAGTACCGTAAGCAGTTCCTGCTCCAGTAGCACTATTGAAGTGATGGTTTAAACGGACAATACAAATAATACCTGCCGCAGTAAAATCATCATTATTTGCTTGATCTAAAATACCAACAATTCGCATATTTAACGCTGCGGTTGCTGCTAATGTATTTAAATCAAGTGTAGCTGATGAAATTCCTGTTGCTGTAGTACCTGAAGTTGCCGTTGCGAAGTCTGCATTTGCAAAAACAGCCGCATTCTTTAATTCACCTTCTGTATCTTCTGTAGTTTGAGCATTAGAAGTACAAATAGTAAATAATTGGTTGGGGTCGTCATACACAAACGCTTTTACGTCAAAGTTTGTATCTACGTCTCCTGATCCAGGATAGTAATTACTAAAAACGGGCTTGCCTGTAGTAGAAGAAACATATTCACAACCGTGGAAAACACCTAAAAGGGGTACAGAACCACCAGCAGCATCTCCAACTAATTCAATAGTACCGTCATTCGTTGGAATAACGGGAGAACCTTGGTAAATAGCCGTGTTGTAAACAGTTTCATCGTCAGAGGCATTATCAATAATATATTGAGTTAAAGCACCGTTGTTAGGGTTACCACCTACTTTACCGTAGGGGCGTAAACCAAACGCGGTTTCTCTATTAGCCATTGATCTTCTCCAATGATAACTAAGTTAAAGTTTATTCAGCGGCCTTATTGCCACCAAACGTCACACGTGATTGCCTGTCAGGTTTGCTGATAGGCATCGAAGGGTGCTGTTCCCGTAGCATGTCATTGTCAATAGCTTCTTGCTGTCCATCAGATTTACTTTTGATGTAAGCCGCTCGCTCTGCCTGAGTTTCTAACGGGAATCTAGCGAGTATCAATCCTCCTACCCCTATTACGCCAGCATGTACTCCATCCTGGATAGTAGGTGCGTGAAAATCTGGATACTCATCAGCGCGAACAAGATCAAATCCCTCGCGTAAACGTGCAGATAGGTTTTTAGTATCGTCAACACCCATAACAGAGCTACGGATCCAACGGTGAATATAACCCTCTGGAGCTGGTGGTGCGTCTAAACTAGACGGTGGTTTCCAAGGTGTTCTGCGGGTAGTTTTTTCCCGTGTTTCTGTACTGCGTGGGGAACGAGCTTGCTTAGTTGATTCAGTCATAATTCGCTCCTCACGAATTCATCCGCTCAAGTTGAGCGGCATATTGGTCTAAGGGTACATTAAGTTTATTAGCAATTGCAACCTGACTAGGGGTCAATTTAACAGATTTTCTGCCTTTTGATCCACTTTTTCGGGCTGCTCCCGCCACTTTAGGGCTACTACTGGTTGTTCTTTGAGCAGGAGCCTCATCAAACTTATGCGGAAATTCATTTTTAATGCGGTTATCTAGTTCTTCATAATAACCGTCAGAAGTTGCGTCAAACCCTTCCTCTTCTATCAAACTTTTATGTATGCTAAAAGCTGTTAGGGTCATAGCCTCATCTTCACCAAACCACTCATTTTTATTTGCCCATGCTTCTGCTTTAGCATCAGGTTTTGGTGGCTGTTGGTATTGCTGTTGCGGTTGCTGATATTGTTGGGCTTGTTGGGCTTGTTGGGCTTGTTGCGCTCTTTGTGCTTGTTGACTTTTTTGCTGGCTTTTAACCTGTTTCATCTTAGCTTCTTGAGTAGCTAATTCAGCCATTTGTTTCTGTAAATCAACTTGGGTTTCACTGTCGCCTCGATCAATAGCTTCTTTCAACTGGCCTTGCAACAATTGGTTTTGGGTTGTTAATCTGTTTTCAAACTCATTAACATAATACTGATCTAATTGAGCTGCTTTTTGGGACTCTTGCGCGATACGTTGTTCAGCTTGGTATTGCAAAGATTGAGCATACTCAAGTGCTGCTTGCTCCCTACGTTCAGCCTCACGCATTTTAGCCGTAAGCTTATTGATTCTTTTCTGAACACCATCACTATAGTCTTCTAAAGTATCTTCTTGTTGCCCTTCAGCGACAACATCAATATCACGATTGTCAGCATCATCAACCACAACTTCAACATTACTTGTGTCAGTTGAGACTTCTACGCCTTCACTCATTTCTTGTGGCATGGTTTTTGCTCCATGTTAAACGTGGATAATATCAGACGGATCTGCTATTGTAGCCAGTATCTCGTCATCGTTAAGTAAACGCACTTCACCGCCTTCTATTTTAAAACGGCTACCTGCGTAGCGACCAAAAATAACCCAATCACCTTGTTTGCACCAATTACCAGCAGAAAATTTAGCATTGTCTTTATACGCATCTGGTCCGATACGCAACACATAGCCACAAACTGTAGCTAATGCTTCTGTTTCACGGGTTTTATTAGTGAGTAATATACCACCGTCACTTTGTTTCTTACCTTGGTACGGTAAAATCAAAACTCGCCAACCAGTAGGTTGGGGTAAACGGTCAATAGTTTCTTCGGGGAGTTTGCTAGGGTCTAAGTAGAGGTCTTTCTCCTCTACGTATGCTTCTTCCAACCCTTTCTTTTCTTCTTCATCTTGTATGTGCGCGGGAACTAACAATCCTACATCAGTCATCGTCGTATGTTATCCTATTTAGCAGGTCTTTCAAACCCTGTTCTAATGCTGCAAGTTCACTCAATCTTGCCCTGAGCTCCTTGAAAGCGGTTATATCTGCCACTGGTCCCTCTAAAAGAGTGTCCGTGACAGACTGCCGTCGTTCACGGATAAGTTTAAGGGAGTTTTCATAAAAGTAAAGGTCATTAGCCATAAAAATTTACTTTTCTGCCAATTGATTAGCTACTTCGACTGCTCTTTGACCAACTTGCTCTGCATAACGGGAATTTAACAACTCTGCCCCTGCAAGTTCGTACTCTTTATTTTCCATATGTTGTATTGTCTTTTTAAATTTTTTAAACGTAGACATACCCATATTAAATATTAAATTCACCATGGCTTCTTGTTGTAATTCACTCAACTCACTAAACCATGTAAAATTAGCATAACATTCATTGTATGCTCTGTCGATATCATTGGACAAAAGAAACATTGATTCTTCTTCACTAATACCTACATCTTCAATATTTCTGCCGACTCCAATAGTCAACTTGTCACTGGTGCAACGGTAAGGCTTTAGGCGCAAACCTTCGTGTATCACTAATTGTTTACTTAATCTTTCTTTATCCATGGAATAACGCCTCATAAATAACCCAAAACGAACAACTAAAAACCCACAATATGATAAAAAGTTTTAATCGCCACAATTCTAAACGCGATTTTATAAACTTATTCATCTTTTGCATGGCTTGCACCAAAGTAGAATGAGCTTATTCCAGAGACAAGTCCACCGAGATAGCCCAACACCAAAGATACAATAGTATCGCTATTCGCGTCAGGGGGTTGAATAGTAACGAGGAATATATAAGAAAGGAAGCCGATAAGAGCAAGTAATCCGAATACTCGTGGTGTCCAATCTCCTTTATGAGCTTTCCTAGCATCTTGAACATCGGCAGTCTCCAATGCAAATATGTCTACATCCATCTTTTTCATCTGTGCTTCAAAGTCAAGTTCCGCTTTTTTGATTTCTGCGAGTTGTTCTGGTGAAGCGTTTTGCATAGCTGTAGATATAGATTTAGGGTCTGTTTTACAACCTAACACAGCACTAATTGCTTGAGCAGCAGTGCCACCTAAAGGTCCAGCCAAAGCTGTGCCTAATGTAGGGGCAACTGCACCAATAACACCTTTCAATGCGCCAAAGTTCATTATTTAACTCCCGTAAATTTCATACCTTTTACAGCAGCACCACCACCACGAATACCATCGGGTCTGCTAGGGCATGTACCCATAGATACCTCACCACCATCTTTCATTTTCATTGTACCTGTACGCATGGCTTCAAAATCTGCACCTGTAATTTTATTTTTAGGGGCAGCTTGTGTGGCTATTTTTTGTTGCTTTTCTGAAAGTTCTACTGAGCCACCTTCAGCCATTTTAGCTGTCTTAGCCGCTTCTTTAAAATTTTTCGCAGTAGGTGCGCCTTTGTCTCCAGGACTACGCATTTTTTCACCACTACCTGCTGCGATACGCTTACGTTTTTTGTGGATATTTTCATATAAAGACATTACTCACCTCTTTCGTTGAATGTGTTCATTTGTTGTATTGCCGCTGCCCTACGTGCTTCTGAAGCTTGCATATTGGCTATACCTTCTTGGCTTTGAAGGCGCGAACGTTCTACATCATCCTTTTGTATAGCTTTTTCTTGCTCTAACCGTAATTTATCTTGGTTCATTTGCAATTGTTGTTGCATTTTCTGCTGTTCTAACTGTTGATCAGACTGCATTTGTTGCTGGTCAAACTGCATTTGTTGCTGGTCAAACTGCGCTTGTTGTTGTTCTAACTGCTGGTCAGACTGCAACTCTTGTTGTTTCAACTGCAACTCTTGTTGTTTTAGTTGAACCAATGGGTCAACTGGTGGCGGTGCTGTTGGGTATTGCTGTTGATATTCTATAATAAGTTGAGATTGTATTCTTGCCAACTGTGCATCGTATTGTGCTTTAGGTATTTCACCTTCAGTTTGATTAACAGCTTCTTTAGCCATGATCTGTGCTTTCATACTTATGTGTTCATAAATATGCTTTTCTAAAACTAATTTTATTTTAGGTTGCTCTTGTACAATAGCAGTATTCATATACATCTGGTGTACCGCAATATGTGCATCGTGGTCTTGTTCTATAAACGCTCTAAGTTCTAACAAACCATCTGCCGCTTTACTAGCCGCATGGTTTTCTGCCATTGGGTCTATTGCTTTTTCTACATCAGCAGGTTTAAGAACTTGATCTATATCTTTTACACCTAACGCTTCATACACTCTTTTGTAGGCTTCATACATATTGTGCATTGCAGGATTAGATTGCGCTAACTGCAATTGCTCTTGTGCTAAAACCACACGTTGCGACATACTAAATATGTTAGGGTCACTAACAGGTACTATGTCAACATTAGCACTAAAATCTTCTGACTTTACCGCATCAACTAAATTAATTTGATAAGGGTAAGGCATTGGGTCTTCTGCTAGTAATCTAGCAAGCAACTTTAGCTCTTGTTTCATACTGCCATGTAAGCGTTTATGCACAGCAGAAATAACACGACTACCACGTTCTAATAACGCAATCGTTGTGCCTACAGGCATATCACCATTGTTATTACCAATGTTGCCCATGCCCATATCTGTGTTGCCAATAAACCGTTGGGCAGCTTCTACCACAAAACCCATAAGTTGAAACAACGTACCACTGGGTTCTTTGTATGGTAATGGCACTAAACTACCTTGCAAATCACCTCCAGGAACATCTACATCTCTAAACTCTCCGGGCTGAATAGGACTATCATCATTTGATATCCGCATACCACGCGCTTTAAAACCACTAGGTAAATTACTTAGCGTACCCGCATCAATCAATTGACGAAGGTTCGTGGTTGCTGTTCTGCTGAGGTTGCCTAAAAGGTGTATTAACCCAAAACCATAAAAACCTAATCCTGGACTAAATTTATACTGTACAAAATGGGGTATCTTGGCTTTAAAAGGGTCATCTTGCTTATAGTTACGTCTCACAGACAAAATTTCTTGTGTTTCTTTACATACTGTCACTATGTACGGTAATTTTATCCCCGTTATTTCACCATTCGTATCCGTATCTGGGTATTCATCAATATCTAAATAACAATGCGACTCAAACAAAGTAAAATCATGGTTTTGCCCATTACTTAGTCCTTGTATTTCGTCATACGCATCTTGTAAGTCAGAATGTTCTTCGCCTAACCCTTTTTCACCCATAGTTGTGTCTGCATACACGCCATTTACTTGCGATTTTCGCAGTTCATTAGCTGACATACTAATAACATGGGTTACACGTTCCGCACTTTTTAGGTCTGTAGCCGTATAATTTACAATTATGTCTTCTACGGGTACAAATTTGCTAACAGGGCGGCCTAAAACCTCATCCATGTAAACTTTTTTAAACGCACTGCCCGCCAAACCCAAAAAATACAACATTTGGTCGAACTCTGGCTCAAATTCTTCCATCTCGTGCATCAACATATAGTTCATATAGTCTTGCACACGTTGCGCTTGCTGTTCTACAGCAGTAGAAGGGTTACCTAATATCTGTGCGCGGACTGGTCCTGTGCTTGGCAACATTTCTTTGTACGTTGCTGCTTGAAATTGAGTGATTGCTTCGTTCAATACTGGGTGTACTACACCTGTACTACCTTCAAACGGAGTTGTTCGCTCCTCATAATTCATACCTAAGAGGCTCAAACCCTTAATATAAGTGTCTTCCCACTCCTCGCGGCTACCTTTATCATCATCAACCGACTGCATAACGTACATAAGTATCGCTACTTGGCTTTCTGGTGATAAACTTTCTGCCAAATTGTCAAAAAAATCTTCTGGCTCAGTACCTAACTCTGGTGTATCTGGTCCAAAAAATATTTCTACACCTTCATCTTCTGTTGGCTGTATATCTATCTCTACTTCTACTGGATCTTGGCCAAGGTTATCTGATCTTGGCACATCGTTTATCTCGCCAATAATCATTTTATCTTCTGCTGAAAGCTGCGTTAAACTTTTGTCTATATTATTTGCCATTAGTAATATACCCTTTGTTTAGGTGTGGCATTATCTTCTGTATAATCTTCGGGGTGTGCTATAAAGCCACCCTCGCGAAATCTTCTCAAGGCTTGCGTTACCGTATCGACGTAATCATCATGCTCTCCCGCTGGGAACGCTGCACATTCTTCAACCACTTCTTCTGCCCATACGGTATCAGGTGCCCATACTAACCCAGACTCTAGTATCGGGGCAATTGAATTTACTCTTGTTATTTTATCATTACCTCTACTTGGGCTATAATTAGTCACTGGAATGCCCATGTTCCGTAACTCTTGGGTCAAAGGCATACCACTTGCTTTGGCCTCAATAATGACACACTCAGGATCCCAATACTTATATTCCTCAAGCGCCTTACGTCTTAGCTCGGGGAACTCCCATCTACCACGGCAAGCATCTATAAGAATAATGTTCGCTGGTCCACTTTCATTATCGTAAAATACACCCCACGTTGTTATAGCACTATAATCCGCTGCTTCCTGTTTACTAAATGCCGTATCGTAACTCTGCATAATATACTGCAACTGCGGTAACTGTTTAGGTTGCCACACCTTCCACCAATCCCTTTTTAATATAGCACTCGCTTCTGATGTCGGGTTCTGTTGCCACTGCGCTTCCCACTTACCTACAGAAAGGCTACCCTTTACCGCCAACAAATCTTCTTGTTTCCAAAACTCTGGCCACAACGGTTTATCATCTGGCATCAACGCGGGAAACTCTACAACCTCCCACTGGTCAGCCAACGGGTCACGCCCCTGCTGGCGCAATAATTTACCCGTTAGGTCATTTTCTGCCCAACGAGTCATAATAATGATAATACTACCTCCTGGCTGCAACCGTTGCCGTGGACCAGACGTATACCACTCATAAGCATGCTCCAATGCCGTAGGGGACAAAGCATCTTGCTCACTGTGCGGGTCATCTATTATCAACAAATCCGCACCCCTACCAGTAACCGCACCACCTACACCAGCCGCAAAGTACTCTCCACCCTTACTCGTCTCCCACCTACCTGCCGCTTGGCTATCCGCTCGCAGTTCTACATTTTCAAACACACCCTTATAACTCTGCTCATTCATCAAGTTCCGCACCTTACGGCCAAACCTATACGCAAGCTCTGCCGTGTGCGTTGTCTGCATTATCTTCAACGTAGGCGTTCTACCCATAAACCACGCTGGCACTAAATAACTACCAAACTCACTCTTCGTATGTCGCGGGGGCATATTTACAATCAATCGCTTCAACTCACCCCTAGCCATACGGTCAAACTTCTCTGCCATTATTTTATGGTGTCGTCCTTCTATAAACTCTGGCCACACAATATTGCAAAAGCTCATAAAAGAACTCTGCGCGGCCTCTCCATCTGACAACGACTTATATCGCTCCATCAAATTAGCTAACTGCTTATATTTATCTTCGGGGATTAAAGTTTGATCAATCGACATATTCAAAAATTTTTGGAATTTTTAGGCAAGGTATAAGGTTCACGGTACATGGATTCAAAGGGGGTGTAAAGGCCATAATTATTTGTTATTAGAAGATTTGTCCAAAATAAGGTATTGAGGGTGACTTGTAGGTTATAACCTCTCAGGGGGGGCTGGTCAAATCTTGCACAGTACGTTTTTTAGGCACAAAAAAGCCCGCGCTTACTAGGCGCGGGCTTTTTTGGTTAGTGGTTAGTGGTTAGCTAACCGTAGGCGCAACCCCAATGCTAATGCAGTGTTGGCCGCTAACGCAGTGGTTTGGCGCGGTAGCGTTGCCGCCATTTAGTAGCAGGGCAAATATTAACTGTGCATTATCGGTTAGCCCGCCAGTGCGGCCAAACGCCATAATAGCGTTAAGGTTAAAAGTGCTGGTATTGCCAGCAGTAGCAAGCCATTTAGCGGGGCAAAGTTTACCCATAGTTGCAAACTGTGGGTGCTTAGTGCTGTACGCTTGCAATT